AATCGGAGATTTTTTTCGCGATGTACAGCGCCGCGAGAACTTCACCGACCGTGACGATGGCGGCACCCAGGGTCACTGCTGCCGCTCCGAGCCCGGCGAATGTTCCGGCCGTGGCGGTTGTCGCTCCAGTCGCTGCCACCGCGGTGGTACCGAAATAGGCCATCTCGCCGGCAGTTAAGGCAATGGCTGGCGCGGCGACGCTGGCAGCAGCAGTCGCAGCCGCGCTGGCTGCTCTAAAGCTCGCCCAAGCAAGACTTGCGCTGCCGATGCTTCCGGCAATGGATGAGCCGATTAAAACGAGGGGCCCGAGCGCCGCAAGCAAACCGGCCGCCGCCAACCCCACCGCTTGAACCGGGACGGGCAAATGGGAAAAGGCTTCTGCCGCCTTCGCGATCCAATCGACAGTCGCTTTCAATACGGGGATGACCGTGTCTTTCAGGATCGGCGCGAGCGATTGAAACAGCGTGATCCCGAGCAGTTCGACTTCATGCGCCAGAAGCTTCACCTGATTCTTGAAGCTCTCCATCTGCTTTTTGGCGATCTCGTCGGTGGTCCCGCCGGCGGATCTCAGCGCCGATTCGTACCCGCGGATCGCATCGGACGTGCCCAACAATTGCAGCATCGCGGCAACGGACCGGTCCTGAAAGCCCAGCATCGTGAGCGTGACTTTCTTCTGTTCATCCGACATCCCGGCGAGGGTCTTTTCCAGATCGCCGATAATGTCGGCCATATTCCGCATGCTGCCGGTGGAATCGAAGACGCCCACGTGCAGTTGCTTAAAGGCGTCTTTGTTCTCGATGGCCTTGCTCTGCAGGTCCCGCATAACGATCGCGAGCTGCTCGCCGGCCAATGATCCCTTAACCCCCTGGCTCGCAAACGCAGCCAGCACCGCAGTCCCTTCCTCCACGTCTTTGTTGACCAATCGCAGTGCGGCTGCTGCTTTGTTCGTCAGTGCTTCGGCAAACTGCTGGGTGGTGGCATTGGATAGAATGTTCGCCTTCACCAGAACGTCGGACACGCGCACCATGTTCTGCATGTTCTGCGTGGCGTCCTGGACCTTCAGGCCGAGAGCGGATTGGGCATCGGTCAGAAATTCGGACGACTTCGCCAGGTCCATCACGCCGGCTTGAGCGAAAGCTGCAACAGCGGGAAGAGCTTTGATACTGCTCGCGGCATCCAGTCCCGACGATGCCAGGAAGAACAGTGCGTCGGCTCCTTCTTTGGCGGAGAACACCGTCGTGCGCGCCATATCTTTCGCGGCTGCCGACAGACCGTTTTTCATTTCATCGGAAACGTCGCCCATGATGGCGAGCGATTGCGTCATGGCGTCTTCGAAGTCGCCACCGAATTTGATCGCGGCCGCGCTCAGTCCAACCAGCGGCGCCGTGATGGCTGCGCTCAAGCCGGTACCCACACTCATCCCGATCGTCGAGAGATTGCGCAGACTTGCGGCTGTGGATTCGGCCGCTGTTCTCGATTTCTTTCCGGCCGTTTCGACGGCATCGCCCGAGTCCCTGACCGCTTTGGAAAACTGCTGGAACTTGAGCGTCCCGTCGTCCTGGACTTCGATCGTGTAGCTGAGTTTGCGAGACATTTAGTCGAGTTCTTTCCCGCACCAGAAGCAGAGGAACTTCTTGTTCTGGAACATCCAGCCGTAGGCCGGAACGTGACCGCCACGGAACCAACAGCGGATGCGTCGAAAGAATTTCATTTAGTCGTTCGTGGAATTGAGGGACGGAGGCGCGGACGCCCGATCGGCATCCAACCCCAAACGCAGCATGAGAAATTGACGTGGCGTGATCTCGCTCAGGGGTGGCAACAATCCCATCCGGGCCACGTCGACCAGGTCTCGCACGTCGTCCAGGAGGTCGTCATACTCCTGGAACTTGCGGAACACCTCGGCGTGCAGCACGTACGGATTTCGGGGACAGACATCCCCCTTGCGGGCCTTCGCATCGAAATCTTGAGGTAAGCACTCGCACGCGGATGGGGACTTCCGCAGCATCGGGCAGTGCCGGACGTTCTCTCCCACGATGCGGAGTTCGTCCTGCCGTTCCGCATCTCCTAATGCCCGGTACATCGCGCGAAAACGGTCTTCCCGCGGACAGGATTCCAATCGCGCGACGCGGTCCCGTAACTGGAACCCTTTTTCCAACGCGTCCGCTACTTGCCGTTTTTTAGTTGGACCTCGCTCATCAGCTCATTGATGACGAGCAGCTTGTGCCAGAGCGGGATCAACGGCTCCCATTTCGTTTTGTTCGACGCGGTGCATAGCTCCGTACCGAGCGAGAATCCTTGAACGCTCTGGATCCGGTCTCGGTAAATCTCCGCGATCACGTTGGGCTTCACGCTCACCACGAGCTCCGATCGGCGAGAGCGTACGGTTCTGCGGCTGGCGGTGCGGTATTTCTGGCGATCGCTTTCCCGGATCCCGTCGATCGTGTGGGTCATGTGGATCGTGACGCATTGGTCGTCCGCGTCGACCAGTTCCTGAACGGTCGGGAATGCGGTCATCGGATCGGAGGCAGCCAGGTCGAGCAGCCCGCTGTCTTCATCGGCGTGTTCGGCCATGCGGTCGTCGTCCACGGTCATTCCACCGAACCCGTCATTGATGATCCGCAACTGCAGATCCGTCGAGAGCTGCTGGACTTGTTTTTCCGGATCGGTTTCGGTGATGCCGTCGAGGCGTTTGAAGTTCTCCCGAAAGAGCGGCAACAGTAAATGCGGGTTGGCTTCGATCAATTCGCGATCGCCTTTGGCGTCGAAGCGCTGGGCGGAGGTCAGTTGCTCCAGGCATCGGGCCAACATGGACGAGGCGTACGGTTTCATGTGGGCGCGCAGCAGGAAGGTCCGTTTGCCGCGTGGGACGATCAACGGATAAACCAGTTCATCCGCGAGCAGGTCCCAGTGGGGGATGCCGTCGATCGAGCGGACGGCGTTGGCGACAGTATCAGTCTTGAGAGTGTCGTTCATAAAGCTCCTGTGGGTTTGGGAAAAATACCGGCCGGGCGATGAGCCCGGCCGGAAAGGAGGAAAGTTGTGAATTCACAATAGTTGTCAAATGACAACTATTGTCGGAACAGAACTATTCGGACGTGATGCAGGCCAACGAACCTTTCGGACGGACCGAGAACGGCGTCATCAATTCATCGCCGTGCGTTCCGCCGAGCGGATCGTATTGCATCAAGACGCCCAGTCCCGACCACATCGGGTTCGTGGCCGAGACCGCGACGCCGTTCTTCGGTTTGCAGCGGAAGGTGAAGGTCGTCCGGCCGTCGTAGAGCGGCTGCAACGTCTGGTGCGTCTTGTCGGTCGCGAAATCCTGGAAGCACCGTCCGGAGACGGTCCAGTTCTTCAGGCCGGCATCGACAATCGCGACGTCGTCGCCGTGGGCGTGACCCACCAGTTCGACCATGCCTTGCGCGACCGTGAATTCCGCCACATCGTCCGAGATGTCGCGGCCGTTGATTTCGAAATAGCCGTCTTTAAACGGCCCGTGCTTCGTCGGTGATGCCATTGGGGATCTCCTCTTCTGATGAAGTGCGACGAGGCGCGTCCCCAGGGACAGGCGAGGCCGGATGTTTGCGAATAGAAAGTAGCCAGATGCGCCAGGCTTTCAGAATGCCTTTGGCCAAACGGATGGCCAGCGCGTGAAACGTTCGGGAGGCCGGATGTCTTACTTGCTTGGCCCAAGGTTCCCAGACGTGCAGCCAGTCGCGGAATAAGAGCACCGCTTCTTCGTGAAGACTTCTGGAGAAGTCATCGAGCTTCGCGCCCGCGACGTCGTGCGGGTTCGGTAGCGCTTTGGACCAATCGTCCAGTTGAAGGCCCAACCTCATGAGAAACCCACCGGACGCGTGGAGCAAATCTTCCGGCGTCCGTATCTCTAACGGTGTTACGAGATCCGTAACCATGTTTTCACTTCGAAATAAAAGATGGGGCGGTCGTTGCGATCGCGATTCAACAATCCGACCTGGAGTGTGTCGGTGATCCAGGCATACGTCCGTCCATCGATCGTGTATTCCTTGACGCCCACGATCTTGTCGTAGGCTTTGACCGCGCGCTCCTGCGCCTTGTCCGAATCCGTGGGCTTACCTCTGGACTGAATCTGAATATTGAAACGCTTGAACGCGATCCCGCCGTGACTCTGCGACGATGGCGGTCCGGCAAACTCGAACACGGATAGGCATTCGTCGGGTTGCTCGGGTTGCGCGTTGTAAAAGATTCCCTTGCCGAGCTGGCCCAAACGGTTCGGTGACGACGCGAGAAACGTCGCCCAGTCTTTAGCGGGAGTGGCGGTAGTCATTGCGGCGGTAACGCCTTCTTCTCGCCGCGTCCCATCGCTTCTTCAAACGCAGCGCCCATGCTCTCTTCGTGTTTTTCCAAATGCGTCGATAAGAACTTCGGACCCGCGCCTGGACGGTGGAAGGTTTTCTGATTCATATCGTCATGGACGATCTCCGCGTAATCCACCTCCGCCGTTCCGCCGTATCCGATTTCGGCTTTCACGCTCGCGCCGTCCACGTTGGTTTGGATGGTCGCTGGTAGCGTGTACCCCGTCCCTTCGAGGTTTCCCGTATCAAACGGCACACGCGGGGTTTCGGTCTTCGATTCCCGCAGTCGATCGAGGAGCTGCAGGTTCAATTCGCGCTGGAGTTCCTTCCGCATCTCTCCCGGTAGCCGGCTGAGGCCTTCCACTTCGTTCAATAAATTCGCGGGGGGCTTGATGTTTCCCGATAGCATGCAGGACCTCCTCGAAACGGCGCGCGATCGATTCCCAGCGGAATTCCGGACGGCCGACGAGCGCCAATCCTTTTCGGGTCATCGTCTCGCGCTCATGACGGGATCGGTAGAGGTGATCCACGGTGTGGATCAGGTGCGTTTCGCTCGGCGTTCTTCCGATCGTGTTGATGCGTCCGATCTTGGAGGACCAGTGATCGCAATGGATCAGCGCCGCGGCGGGTGCGGCCCATTCGCCCAGCGCGGCGAAATCGGGAACGACTTGCGGAACGCCGCAACTCATTCCTTCCATTGTGGTGAGCCCCCAACCTTCCCCATCGGTCGTGGAGATCTGTAGATCGAGACTGCTGTAGACTGCCGCCATGTGTTCCTCGGCCGGTTCATCTCCGGGGTTCCACCGTGGCAGAATCACGCGGCCCTGCAATCCGAAATGCCGTGCGAGTTGTCCGAGGTCCCAACCTTCGTCTCTCCAGTTGCAATGGAAGTACAGCTGCACATTTTCCGGAACGTCGTACGTGTGAATCCATTTCGCAAACGCGCCCATCGTGAGATCGAGCCGCTTGCGCGGTTGATTGCGATTCACGTTGCCGATCAGGAAACAGTCGGGTCTCAAAATAGCGTCGAGTCCGGTTTGCGATCGCGCCACTGTCCGATCGATGGGCTGGTAGCGCTCCAGGTCCACGCCGTGCGGGATCACTTCGGCGGGTCCGTGATAGCCGGAACGCCGCGCTTGATCCAATCCAAACTCCGTATAGAAGACGGCGGTGGCCAATCCGTGTAGATCTTTAGCCACGTCGTCCCGCATGTTCTCGCTGTCGACGGGGATGTAGGCGACAACAGGCGGAAGTTTGATTTCATTCTTGCGGGCGTATTCCAAGAGCCCAGCCACATTCCATGCGTCATTCAAAACCACGATCACGTTCGGCCGAATCTCGCGGACCAACCCCACCAGGCGCGAGACCCCCAGTTGGTCGCCGCCGTTCTGCAGATCCCAGACGCGTTGCGCGGGATAGATCGGGTAAGGAAACTTATGGGGATCACCCTGATAATTCACTCCCAGGACGTGCACGTCCCAGGACTGGCAGAGCTGGTCGAGAATGCCGTGGGTGACACGAGCAAAGCCGGAAGGGACCGCGGCATCACCGATCCAGAGGAGTTTCTGTTTATTCATTTATTCATTAACCGGCGGTGAGGATGCCGTTTCTCAAGAACCCGTGATAGTCGCCCGCCTGAATCGAGCCAGCTCCGGCGGCGCACGTTTTGCCATTCTTATCGACCGTGATGTTCGGCGGCTCGCCATGCCGGATCCAGCACTTGTGTTCGTTATCGATCGGACTCGTGCAGTTGGAGGCGCGCGAATCGATCATCCATTCCCTGCCGTTCGGACACTTCACAACCAGACACCGCCCATCCGGGCCTTTCCAGAAGTCTCCCATCCAATCCGCATCCCACATCGCGCCCGGGCCTGCGTCGCGTAAGGTCATTTCTTCGCCCGTATCCGTCCTCCGGTAAATGCGGTCCGTGAACGTCTGGCGTTCATTCAGAAGGAAGAGTCGGCCGCACGGGCATTGCCTGGGCCAGGGCGCGTCTTCGGGCAATTCGGCCGCGGCTTCGATGTATCCTTCCTTGGTTCGGATCTCCGGAACTTCATCGACGAGGACCCACGCCTGGTGATAGCCATGCTCCGCCACAGCACAATGACGTTCAGCCTCAGATGAAGAGCGGACAAAACAGCGGGCATATCGCCGCATGCGTCCCGTTGGTTCCAGGAAGAAGACCTTGGTTTCGGGATAACTCACAGATCCTCCGCTCCACACTTCCGAATGAAAATCGGGGCCTGACCCACACCGCGCATTCCCTGACAAAGCTTGGGCGTGTTGCCCATTGCGACGACAAAGCAGTCATTTTGCTGAGCGATGTAATCCAATGCCTGGAGCGTCCAGAAGCAGATGTGTCCGAGTTCCGGTTTGATGTACCACCACGATGGAGTTCGCACGCGAGACCAGAGTCCGGTCGACGCGACGAGGACGCCGCCCGGCTCGAGCTTCGCGAGAATCCGCGACAATTCCTGTCCCGCAAACCGCAAATGCTCCATAACCTCAATCATCGTGATGATGTTGAACGAAGCGGAGGACGCGGCGAGCGATTCCGGCGTGAACGTGGCTCCCGCCAAATCGCACGTCGATACATTCCATCCGCGCTGCTTCAACAGTTGCGGCTCTTGGGATGCCCCTGGACCGAACGCAAGCAGTCGCTTTCCGGATTGCGGGAACATCCGCGTCGCCCGATCGACAAAACGCACGGCCCGATTCGCCCGATTCCGGTTGCTCGGCTCGTAGGGATAAAACTCGGCGAGCTCGGCCGATGAGAGAAGGTCGAGGCCGTCTGTCTGCAGGACGCCACAGCGGGGACATTCCGCGTAATCCCATGCAGTCTCCAGCTTTTCGAAGAGAACCGGCGGAATGGGTGGCAGTTCCTGGCGCGGTCCTGAGTTCAGGCGGCGAGAGAATCGATACTCGGTCTCGCTCCCGCACACTTTGCACTTCACGGACGCACCTGCACGACCTGGCCGGTCTTCTCTGTCGCGCAATGGGACAGCACCGCTCTTGCGACCTTCTCCACGTCGACCGCCCCCTCGAGGGGTAAGCCAGACTCGAGGCGCATCTGCGTTTTGACCCGGCACGGGTTCACCGAGTTGATCTGGATCCCATGACGCGCCAACCGTGGAGCGATGCCTTCGACGTAGTTGTTCAGCGCGGCTTTCGATGCGGCATAGATGGGGGTCTCGGTTCGACCGTGCGATGCGGCCGAAGAGCCCAGCACGACAATCGATCCACCGTTGGGCATCGCGTTCGGCGCGAGCCCACACAGTTCCACCACGGATCGGAGGTGCACACTCATCGCCTCTTCGTAGTTTTCCGTCAGCACGCCCGCGGCGTGAACGATCGCATCCCAAGGACGCGATGTCAGGAGCCATTGCATCTCCTGGGGCATCGGTTTGGTCAAATCCCAATATTCTCGCGTCAGCGGAAAGACCTGCGCCTTCGCGTCTTTCAGTTGGCGCGCGACTTCCGACCCAATCCCCCCGCTGGAGCCGATGAGCAGCACTTGCTTGTTGTAGAGATCGACGGGTCCCGTCTCCGCTTCTCTCCACTGCTGGATCCGTTCCGCGATGAAGAGGTCGGGCGGATGGGTGATTTTCAAATTGAAGGGATCGCCCGGGATCGTGCCGCAGAGCAGTCCGGTGTAAAACGCCGCTTCGATCGCCGTATCAAACATGCAGTCGGTGTGGAACATCGCCTCCCGCAACAGGGGGAAGCGTGCCGTTTCGGGAGTCTGCAAGCGGCGGAACTTCGATTTATCGGAAGCCAGCTCGAGCAGGACTCCGCCGCAATGCTCTCCGACTTCACCGAAACTGTCATCCATGCCCAACGCGGGAACGACCGCATCCAGATCGGGCGAGGCCATCAGGGCCGCCATCGAACGATGGATCAGGTCCGTCGAAATCAACGGCCGCGCGGCGTCATGAATCAGCACGATCTCGGTCGAGGGGTTGCACGCCAGCATGCCCGCCTGGATCGACAAACCGCGGCGGTTTCCGCCTTCCACGATCAAGACGTCCGAACCGGAGGGAATTGGCGGCACCGCAGCATCGGGTGTGCCGCTGTGTTTCGGAATGACCGCGATGATCTGCGAGACACCCGCCGCCCGAAACGCGTCGACCGTGTGCTGCAGCAACGATTTTCCGTTCAGGTTTACAAACTGCTTTAGTGAACCGGATCCGAACCGGTTGCCGTTGCCGGCAGCGAGAAGGATGGCCGTCGTCTTCACGCGATCCACATGGCGTTTTCGATCTGATCGACCGCGCGTTTGGCGTGCTGTCCGTCGCAAGGACCCACCACCTGGTCGCGCCAGTATTGGATGCGGTCCGACTTCATTCCGGGATGCTCGAGCGCTTTCGTCACCGTCGGGATGAGCCGCTCCACCGTGGTCCAGTAGCCGGCGTCGAAGACGTCGCCCCGCGCGTTCGCTTCCAGGCGCGTGTAATTCAGATGATCCGGATTGTCGATGAGCACGATCGGCTTGCCGGTGGCGGTGAATTCAAAGACGAGGCCCGACCGATCCCCGACCAGCACATCGGCCGCAATAAGGTAGTCCAGCCGGAGTTCTCCGTACCGGCGGATGATGCGGGGATCGTCTCCGGAGAATTCGTGCGTCTTTTCCATCTGGTGCGGCAACACGAAGCAGTTCCATTGCTGCGATAAGAGATTCGCCACGGTCATCGCGTGGACGCCGCGCTGATGGCCTTTCGCCGGATCTTTATAGGTGGGCGCATACACCACGATCGGGGCATCTTTTAAGAAATGCCGGGCGATGACGCTTCTCCGGATCGATTCTCTTTTCGCGATGAGCGCGGTCCAGGCATCCATGCGCGGCCAACCCGTCGGCTCGAGGATGGAAAATTGAAAATGATCCGATTGCATTTTCGAAGAGAGACGGTCCGCCCAGTACGGTCCCGCGGGAAGGAAATAGTCGATCGGCAGATTGATGTCCCAGCCCTTGAGGCAGCTCAGCCCGTGCGTGATGAAGAAGCGTTTCCCGGGGGCTTTCGCGACCGCGACATCCTGGATCATGACGGAGCAATCCCCGTCGCTCGATTCCGCACGGGTTCGGCTCCGGATCACCTGATGACCCCGACGCTGCAACTCTTCGTCGACGGGCTTCAAGGCAAGGTCGTACTGCAGCAAGTCGTAAATCAGATGAACGGCCAGCTTACGCGGCACGCTTCTTGCGTTTGTCGGGAGTCTGGGTCAGGCAGGAGGCCGCGAGCGCTTTGAGTTCGCGGATCGAGACAATCGGCTTATCGAACACGTCGTACAGATGCCCGTTGCGGCAGGTCTTGAGCTGGCGCAAAAGTCGGCCCGCAATCTCAGCAACCCGCCTTGAACTCTTTTCGTTCCTCATGAACGTCTCGCTTTCTCCATTCGCAGATATCAAACACGTATCGGAAGTCGTCATCGGCGTCCCCGTCGACGTCGATCCACAATCCAGATGGGTTTCTTGATTTCATTTACATCAGGGCACGCCGCACCGTGTCCCCTCGGCCCGAGAGATCCGGATCCGATTCGAAACGATTGATCAAATACGATTGTCCACTCGGCGTGGGCGTGGAGAGTGTCGACGTTCCCAAATGCAGATAGCCGCCCTCTTGAAGGTCCGCGTCCACGTATGCGATCGCGCGCGAGACCATCTCGTTCCCATTCCGATCGATGAAGCGTTCCCTTCGATCTTCCCACCGGCAGGGCAACGGCACAGGAGGGGAATAGGAACGCTTCCCTCCACCGTCGATATCCCCGGGAGCCCAGTAGGTCAGGGTTTGTTTGAGAGATCGGGTGTACCAGGACATCAGGACTCCGGCGTGATCACCTGGACGAAGGCTTTGCGCAGACCCGGATTGATGCCCATCATCTGCAGCATCATCTTCACCTGCTGGCCGTACTTCGTGATGTCGAGACCCAGGTCGAACTTGTCCGCATAGCTCACATCGCCCGAACCGACGCTCTTCGACACTTCGCGCTCATCGTCGATCGCGACAAAATGCGCGGCGAGCCACTTCTCTGCTTGAATGAGCATGGGCGAGCCCAGTTTTCCCGGAGGCACGATCTCCTCCAGGAAGGCGTGGGCGAATTCAATGAACGGTGTGGTGTCCCGAGCCGTCTGGATGATCCGTTTCACATCGGTATCGTTCACGCGCAGGCTC